GCTAGTACAGACTGGTCTTTTCATTCTCCTGTCGGACAAGTAGGAAGGTCAGCAGTTATTGATGCTTCTACTGGACAGTCATCAATCATAGGTTGGAATGACGTTGGGTGGGAAACTAAATGGTCTGCTACTGCATCTACAGCAGGTAAATCTGTTGAGCATATGTTAGTAACAAACGCAGGTAAAGGTGATTACAGATTGTGGTGGGGATTTAATGGTAAGCTGTACAATCAATCTATACCATTTGATGTTCTTAATCCTTCACAGTTATCTAGGTTTGAGTATGACACTAGTGGTTATTTAGAAACACCTTGGTTTGACGCACAACAATCTGAAGTAGATAAGTTAGCATTAAAGTTAAAAGTAGAAGTACAAGATGCTTCTAGTACTGAGACTGTAGCTGTACAGTATGCTTTGGATTATTCAGAAGACTATACAAGTATGGGTACGATTACCAGTAATGGTACTACTAGTTATACGTTTGGTTCTAATGTAGGTACTACGTTTAGAGCTATAAAGTTTAAAGTAACGTTAGCCAGAGAGTCAGGTACAACTATAGCTATTATGAAAAAGTCTCCTGACGTAGTTTCTTTAACACTTGAATACAGAAAGAAGTTACCTGCTAAGTATGGTCATGCTGTAGAAGTAAACTTAAATGAAACTTACAAAGGGAAAGACCCTAAACAGTTACGAGCAGCTTTAATATCAGCTATAGAATCAAATACGTTAGTTGAATTTACATTTAGAGATGATGGTGGGGGTACACGTAACTACTACGTAGACGTTACTTCTGCAACAGCTATTGAATACACAGGACATGATGAACGAGGTTCATCAAGGATTACATTGGTAGAGCCATGATTATTGATTCTGGTACAACAACTGTATCTACTTCAGGTGGAGAACAACAATTATCTAATACTACTAGTAGAGTTAGATGGATTAAAGTTAAAGCTCTTGCTGCTAACTCTGGCATTGTTTACTTTGGAGACAGTGGAGTAACTACAACTAATGGGTATGAATTGTCTGCGGGTAATAGTTTAGAAATAAATTTTGCTGATGTAGGTGGTTCTGTTACGTTTAGTACGTTATATGTTGACGCAGCAACTAATGGTGACAAGCTATCTTGGATAGCATTGGTAGATGGCTAATGACTACGCAAGCTACATTAACTACACCACCAGATAGTTGGATAGGGTCTAAACCTGAATGGATGTTTTACGCATCTTTATTAGAATTAGGCTACCAACCTGGAGAAGACTTTACTTATCAATCACCACTAATGGGTGGTAGATTAGATAAGGGTGGATTGATAATAGACTTTTTGTTTTACAACCCACCTGATTTAGCCGTCAACGTACAGGGTGTATACTATCACTATGAATTAGGTGCAGAAACTAAAGCTAGAGACTTGTTTGCTAGACAAGCATTAGCAGGACAAGGTATAACATTAATATTTGTAGACGAAGATGATTTAGAACAAGACCCTTTAGGGGTCACAAGAGACGCTATCAACTTTAGAGATAGGTCAAGACTAGGAGGATAATAGTGGCAGCTCCAACTATAGACTTCGCAGGGTTTGTCTATGATGACGCAGGAGATGCAGTCTCTGGTGCAGTCGTTCATATATATGACAAAAACTCGACAAGCACAGCTAGAGAAGCTTCTAGCATAACAACTAACTCTAGTGGATATTGGAGTTATTCTCACGCTACACCAGGTGAGTTTGACGTAGAGGTTGTTAGTGGTGCTTCTAAAAGGCGATTTAAATTTGACGATAAAGTACATCTATCAGGTATAGATGTAGAAACATTAAGTGTTCGTGGTAACGAAGGAGCTCTTGCAGCTATCTATATGTATGCTGACGAGGGTGATGATGCTAGTGACCAATGGAGAATAGACGCTGGAACTGATGGCGTACTTGCTATAGGTAATGACGCTGCATCACAAGGAACGTTTGTTGACCACATAACATTTACACCTAACTCTACTGTAGCTAATTCAACAGTTGCATTTAAAGGTGGAGTTACAATAGCAGGTGACCTGACTATTACTGGTGATGATTTAGTTATGGGAACTAACACAAGTGGTCATGTTCTTGTAGCTGATGGCACAAACTATAACCCTGTAGCTGTATCAGGTGATATAACAATGGCTGCAAATGGAGCTGTTACTATAGCTAGTACTGCTGTAGAAACAGGAATGATAGCAGCAGATGCTATTACAGGAGCTAAGATTGCAGATGATGCAATAGGTAGTGAGCATATAGCAGATGACGCAATAACATCTGCCTTAATAGCTGATGATGCAATAACTTCTGCTTTGATTGCAGATGATGCTATTACATCTGCTCTAATAGCAGATGGAGCTATAGTTAATGCAGATGTAAATGCCAGTGCAGCTATAGCAATTTCTAAGACTGCACTTGTAGCAGGAACAAACATTAGTCTATCAACTAATACTTTAAATGTTGATGACGCATTTTTAAAGAATGATGCAGACGATACTACTTCAGGAATAGTTACTGTAGGTGGAATTGTTTTATCTGAAGCTAAACACGTAAATATTAGTACTCCATTACTAGGAACTACTGACCATACATTTACAGGATTCTCGGTACAAATGTTAGCAGGTGGAGCAATATCTGCATTTGATTTAGTTTGTATTCATTCAACAACATCAGAAATAGTTAAGGCTGACGCTAGTGCATACGCTACAGCCAGAGCAATAGGAATTGCTCCAGCTGCAATTAGCGATACTGCTACTGGAACTATATTATTAAAAGGTTTTATTCGTGATGACACTTACAACTGGACTACAGGGGCAACTCTTTACCTATCAGAAACAGCAGGAGCTTTGACTGCAACTGCTCCTACTACAGATGGGGCTTTCGTTCAGGCTGTAGGTATAGCATTAAGCCCAGATGTGGTTTACATAAACCCTAGTATGGATGTTATAGAGCACGCATAATGGCTAATGAAATAGAAAAAGTTAATACGATAGCAATAGGTAATATTAAAAAGTTAAACACTATAACTGAAGCTAACATAGCAAAGTACAACACTTTTGAAATGACTTCTGTAAACGCATGGCAAGGTGACCGAGGAGTATTTGGTGGTGGCTACACAGGAAGTGCCTATGTGAATGTAATGGATTATGTGTCTATTGCAAGTCTTAACAACGCACAAGACTTTGGTGACCTGAGTAACGGAATGTGGTATTGTCGTGCAGAATCAAGTGGTGCAGGTGGTCGCATTGCATTTTACGGAGGACATGATGGCAGTAGTGATATAGCTCAGATAGATTACATTACTACTGCTAGTACTGGGAACGCTCAAGATTTTGGAGACACTCATGCAACTGGGTCTGCTCATGGAGCAAGTTCAAATGGTACTAGAGGAGTGTTTTCTTCTGGGGTCGGTGGGAGAAATGGTGGCGATTCTACAGCATATGGATATATAACTTTTGCATCAACTGGTAATGCTTCTACTGGTGGCAACCTACACGCAGGGTCTAACTTAGGTGGTTGTGGGAATAGTTCACGAGCACTCTTTGCTGGTGGTGCAACTAGTAGTGGTCTTGTAAATACAGTAGAGTATTTCAACATAACATCAACTGATGACGGCACAGATTTTGGTGACCTTACAAGTATAAGAAACGCTTTTGATATAGCTACAAATGGAACTAAAGCTGTTGTTGTTGGTGGACAAAATGCTTCAGCTACATTAGACACTATGGACAATATGACCATAGCATCTCCAGGGGATGCTACTGATGGGGGTGACCTTTCTTCTATTAGAAACAGAACATCAACAGTAGACAACGATTCAAGTTCTGTGTTTATGGGAACTACATCTGCTCATAATAATGGACAACTAGATACTCTTAACATAGCTAATAACGCCACAGCTGACTCATCATATGACAGGTTTTCAGCTTCAGGTGGGGGAGGAGCTTCAGGGTCATGAACGCATTAGCTAAAATAGAACAAAGTTTATTAGGAATGTCGAAGCATTTCTCAACTATCACTCCTGCAAAGATTTCTAAAATTTTTGGGGAGAAGATGATTCCAGTTGAACGTGCAAACAAAACACTTGGCAGACGTAACACTCAACACACAAACCAGTTAATGACACTTACTATGTTGACCATGAGTCCTTACCGACAGATGCGTCAATGTCTTTCGCAGATAGAAAAGAAAAGGTTGGCAATTGAGGATGCGTATTTTAAAAATGCTAAGACAGAAATACGTATTAAAGAGTGGCTTGCTCAAGATACAGAGATGAGTCGTATTCGTATACAAGAAGCAAGATATCAACAAGAACGTGGAGCTATGTACATTGAAGGAGCAATAAAAGAAATTGCTACGTTTCAAGATGCAATGGAAGAAATACGAATATCTAATGGAATACCTGAGGACTGGACTGAAAGAGATGCAGAGGAAGATGAGGTTAAGCACCATATCATGCAAGCGTTTCGTCAGTCACACAGAGATATGTTATTAACAGGACATATCACACAAGGAAATGCTGAGTACCTTGAACAGTACGGCATCCATCTTCAGACTGCTGAAAGAATTGTTGGAGATTATATTCAACAGGTTAATGAAATGATGGATAATGAAAAGATGCCATCAGTTGAACACCTCTATGAATTTTTAGACCAGATGGCAAATGAATTTTATTTAGCTCATAAATTAGTTATGAATCGAATTGGATTAAAGACAATTATTAGAGATGACTATTTATATGTACCTCAATTAGAGGAGTCACGAAATGGCAATCATTAAGTATACGTTAGATAACAAAGCAATCCCTAGTTATATATCTGATGGTGGATATTGGGGGGATGTTGATGACTCAACCTTAATTGGTGTTGGTACTGGTGGCGGAGAAACTATATCTCAGTCAGATTTAATAACAAGAGTTTTAGATATTCACACCAGGTATCCATTCGTAACATCTGTTAGCAACATTGCTGATGAAACTGAATTGTCTAATTCTCAAGTAACTGAATTAGTTAATGACTGGTGTACAGCAAAAGGGGTAAGTTAAAAAATTTATTAACACATTGGCATAAGAGTAATATGGTCATACCAATAAGGAGGCAGACTAATGAGCATTACAAAAGCATTTAAGATTGTTAAAAGATACAGTTCTTGTATTGACGAACTTATTGACTTAGCTGAAACAATACACACTTCAGTTCAAGATGGTAAAGTTCCAAGAGAAGAACGCAGTATGTGCATGAAAAAGTTCTGGGCACTCGTAAAAGCTGTTGAAGACAGCTCGAAGCCGTAGCTAACTCTATTCTCTGAGCCACGTAGAGCAACGTAACTACTCCAAGTAATACCATACCATAGGGTACTAAAAATAAATCGCAGTTTTATTGAGGGGTTTAGAGAATATGGATGAACATGAACATCAAAGGATTAAAAATAAGGTCGAAGACATAGAAAAATTTTATCTTCCAATTATCAAGGAGTTAAACAAGGCAATGAGTAAGGCAAAAAGAATTGGGCTACTTGGTTTGGTTATCGGTGGTACGTCATTAGTTGTTAGTGGTTACTTAACACTTAGGTTGTGGGACAAATGGTAAACAAAGAAAAGTCTTTAGAGCAACAACTACTTGAAGCAAAAGCAGAGATAGTAGAATTACGTGCATCTACTAAGACAACTTTGACTGGTTCACAATTTTTAACTATAGTTTTAGTAGGACCGCTCTTTCTTGCGTTTGTTACACTGGGTGTACTTATAGTCTGGAAGACTACTAGTAAACCTGCAGAAATTGCACCACATTTAGATATTATTCTAGTGGCGTTTGCTATCTTTGCAAACCCAGTCACAGCTGCGGCTGGTGTTATAGTTGGGTTGATGGGTGACGAATCGAAGAAGAAAAATAAGGAGGAATAAAATGAAGGATAGAAAATTCAATACTCCTAAGATAAAGATGAAGCTTCCTAAGTTCTGGAACTTTCGTCTCCCTTTACCTGGTGGAGTACATTTAGGTGGTGGTAAGTTAATACTAGGCTCACTGTCTGTAGTGGCTCTAGGGTTTGTATCATCAATGTTTTTATTAATATCTACAGGCGAACAGCAGATAACTTTCCCACAAACAGGTGCATCATACACTGCTCCTAATCATGTAGGTAATAGAATAGTTGACTCAGAGTTTCCTGCAGATAGAAGTCAGACGCTTCAGATTAATATGCCTGCAGGGATAAGAATGGATGTTGTTAAATTTGAAAACATCTCATTGGGTAAAGCTGGACTGACAGATGCTTTCCAACTCTCTGGAACTAGCACTACAGATGTAATAACAATAGACGAATTAATTATCCGTAACTCTGAGTTCCCAACAATGGATTGGGCTAACGGTAACATATATAAGATTAACGCCACCTCATCAGTAGTCGTAGCTGGGCATACGTTCTCGCCTACCATGAGTAGCACAACTAATGACGTGGTTATTGGAAGTGGTCGTGGAGCTACAAGTTACGAAGCTAAGGACATGGTCGTTGACCGTATTCTATTAATACAAACTACAACAGGTGCAGATGTCATTATTGATAAATTAATACTTGATGGTGTACGAGCTTGGACTGGAGCATTTAATGCTGACTACTTTGAAATAGGAACACTAACTTTAGAGAATGTCAGGATTGGTGATGATGGAGATATTAATTCCGCAGACCTAATAATTAACAGTAGTGTCAAAGTAAACTCAGTACTTGACTCTGTCGTTGAAGAGCCAGTCTTTATAAGGTAAGTCTATGTATGAATATAAGTGTAAAGTTACAAGAGTGGTGGATGGCGACACGTGTGATGTTGTTTTGGATTTGGGTTTTTCAATTGAGTATCGTGATAGGGTTAGGCTTATGGCTATTGATACCCCAGAGTCTCGAACTCGTAACAAGGTAGAAAAGAAACTAGGGTTAGCATCTAAAGCTAGACTTAAAGAACTATGTACACAACATAAAGGGAATCTAATACTCCGAACGTCTAAAGAAGGCAAAGGAAAGTTCGGTAGAATACTGGGTTCTCTTTATCCTTTTGGTTCTGACGTATCTTTAAACGATATGTTAGTTTCAGAAGGTCATGCTAGACCATACTTTGGTGGCAGTAAAGATGAGTATGGTGAATGGACTAAACAAGAAGATGGACAATGGTATCGTTGGACTAAAGATGGATACGTAATAATACAGGAGTTAACATGATGGGAAAAGTTAGACCCCAAATCTTTTTAGCTATTATAGTTCTTGGTTTGCTTAGTGGAGTTGGACTTTATTATGGCATGAATGAGATAGCCACTGGTTGTACAGGTGGGATAATAGCTTTAGGGATGAAGGTACTTGAGTCAGAGTAATTCTTTTATTTCAAGAATAGTTTCATTCTCTGTAACGTTATCTCCCCACTCATAGAACAAAGTGTAGGACAAGTGTTTAGCTGAGTCATCTACTAATACATCTGCCTCTACAAGACCATCAATACTACCTTTCATAGCAGATAGTAAGTTGTCTATATCTCTCTTTCTTTTATCTTTAGCACGCCACGTAATTGTAATGTGTGCTTTTTCAAAAGGCTTATCAGGTCTTCCTTGTTCCAATACATACCCAATCATTTGTTCATGTTGCTCTCTACGTACACGAGAACGTGTGTAGAAATGTGAGTTACTATTAGGGTTAGCTTCTTTAGGTGGTAGATTCGGCAACACTATTCTCATAACAATATGTACACCTTACAGGTACTCTGCCCATAGGTGGGCATTTGCCGTCATTGTATATGCAACCTTCGTATTCATATAGTGCTCGTAATTCTTCTGCCTCTATTTCTATCCATGTATCAAGATGCTTTAACATTCTTTCTTCTAAAGAAGATAGTTCATCTTTATCAGCTATCTTAAATATCTTATCATCAACACCCATAAAATAGGTATGACCTTTGCGTAACCTAGATTTAGTTTTTTCTATGCGTTCATGATTTATCTTTTCATTGTTAATAATTTTTATTATTTCCTCTTTATGTTCTTTTAAAATAGCTAACCATGTTTCTTTGGAACTGGAACGTGTGACTTTGACATTTAAATCATAAATATCTTCGTCTTGTTTTTTAACAAGATTAAATAATACACCATCTTCTCTGGCTTCTTCTAATATTTTTATTACAGATGATTCCATTCTATTTCTTCACTCCCTTGTAATTTAATAATACCATCAACAGTTAATGTTAATCGTGATGAGTCTTTAGCTATCTTCTGAATAAAACTAACATCAAAGGTTTCATCCTTAATTGTTCCTATCTCCACAGCTATAGCCTCAGAACTCATACTACCTTTCTTAAAAACTAATTGATAAACCATTTCCTGAGTACTTAAACTTTGAAAGTTAGGATTGTCAGGGTCACCTATATCTATAGACTCAAAGGTAACCATATCTAATAAAGTTTGATTCTCGTCATCTTGTTGGTTGTAATAATCAGTATTGTGAAAACTAATTTTCCATGCTTTAGGATTACCTAATCTTGAGTCATTCCCTTTCTCGTGATACCAAACAATATCTAAACTATTAACACCAGGTTCTCTACGTCTGCGTAATTCAAACACTTGTCTGGCACGTTGTTTCTTACTAGCTGAACCACCCAGTTGCCACTTACCTGTAGTCTCCCCTGACTTGTTAGCGTGGTCAATAGATAGTGTGGTAATTCCTAAACCAGTTAAAGAATTAAAGTATTCTCTAATAGTTTCATCATCATTCTGAGAACCTGACAATGAAGCATTAACACTATCCACAACCAAGAAACTAATATTATCTCTTTGTACAATCTTAGCTATATTCTCAATGTTACCTGCCAATGAACCACTCATCTTCTTATATACAATACCTGAATGTTCATTTGGATTAATTCCTAAACCTTTATGTAATGCTTTAACTCTTTGTTTAAATAAGTCTGGTTCTTCTTCCCAGTCTAAGTATAATGCTCTGCCTTGCTTAGCTTTAATACCATGTGCACTCATACCTTTATCAACAAGTACACAGAACAACAACCCAAACCAACTCTTACCTGAACCACCTTGAGCCCATATTAAATTAGGTACACCTCTAAACAACAAAGGTTTAATTGCGTAATCTCTTGGTACAAACTCAGTTAATTCTCCTACTGTAATTGCGGGCTCACCTTCTCTATATGCTCTGATAATTCCATCAGCACATGATTCAAGTATAGCTCCCCAATAAAACTCCACTCCGTATATCTCAGTTCTTTCTTCCATGTGTTTTCTAAACGTACTTAATAGTGTTGAAGCTAATAAGTTTTGTCCACTACGTACTACTCTCACCCACCTGTACTCTCCATCCTTTGCTGAAGGGACTCTAACTTCAATTTCTAACTCAGTTTTAAAGTTTGCGTTTCTATCTGTAATACCACTGGCTTCAATTTTTACTTGATAGTTATCATCTTCATGTGCCTTTGCTGGATACCATGCTGTAACTACTGAGCCTACCATTTGTGTATCTACTTTATCCATTACTCTATATTCCATCCTTTAGACTTGCGTGGTTGCACGTCTGCTTTATATATTTTTTCTTCTACTTTATGTTGTGCAAATTTTTCAATACCATTCATCAATAAATTTACGTCAGTAAGATATAGCTTTGCTTCTTGTTGTTTAAGAAAGGTAGCCTCTAACTCTTTAAGTAAAATTTTTGACAGCTTTTCCCCAATTATGGCAACTGAATGGTAATCACAATCAACTGTGCATGAACATTTTTCTATTGTATTTTTAATACGTAAGTAAAGTTCAGTTTGTTTTTCTAATAAATCTTGTACGATATCTTCTCTGGGTCGTGTTGTCATTGTTATCTCCTATTGAATAATTGTGAGCAGTTTATAGTCTTACTCAGGACAATGCTTCCATACTATACTCACTGGAACGTCAACCACTAAAGTTCATGAGACTACTGGGTACATAAAAGGAGTGTGGTTGGAACAAATATAAAACCAACCACAATACGTGCACCTTTAAATACACGAGTGGTTTCACCCTGATAGTATTACTGTTCTTTAAACCATTCATTAACTTCAGACTGTAAAAATCTAAAGTCACCTTTGCCACCGATTCTATGGTAGGGCATAGCTTTGTGTTTAACGTACATTCTAGCAGTTTGAGTAGACACCTTCAACATATCACTAACTTCTTTTAAAGTCATATATGATTCTTTAATGTTCATCCTATCTCCTGTACTCCAAAGAGAGACATCTGTTTCTCTTTGGGATTTCCTGTTGTCCAATGCTTAAGTAATAACGCTACCTGTTTACCAAATCCTCTGTTAACATTAAATGAATTATCCATAAAGTTTTTAATAGTAGTTTTGTATACCTTGTCAGTATCAGTAGCTTCTATTCGTATATCTGTAGCACCATTAGCATAGGCTTCATCTATTATTTTTTTATCAAACGCCCATGAAAGTGGTTTTCTTAAAATATGTTTTTCTTCTTTTACTCTTTTAATTACTGTTGTACCAACTAGGTCAGCGACAACAACACCACCACTTGTTCTGAGTTTCATTTAGTACTCCTATACTTAGTGTAGTTTTGAATTATATCTAGTGTATACAATTTGTTTATTAAAGCATCCTGAGATGCAACTTTTCTTTCTAATATTTTTATACGTTCTTCTAATGTTGTTGCCATTAGTTCCACTCCTCATCTATTACTTGTGGTTGTTCTTCTGCTTGTTTCTGTACCTTACTCTTAGGGGTTTCTCCTGTAACAATATAGTCAAATAACAAGTCAGCAGTTTCCATAGCCATAACAGTTAAGTCATAGATATCATCTACTATATTCTTTGTTTCTCTGGTATTAACGTAAGGCTGAACAATAGTAGAAGCACATTTAAGTGCTGTCTGTCTCATGATTTTTATCTGCTTATCATGTTCCACATCTTCCTTTGACTTGTACTGAGTTGATACTGGTTGCTGTGCTACTGGTTGCTGTGCTACTGGTTGCTGTGCTACTGGTTGTGGCTCTCTATCCACATCCCATTCAGCAATCGAATAATCCCAATGCTCTTTTCGGCTACCATCTCTTGGGTAAGGGTCTTCAGGTTTAACTGGTGGTTTAGTTCTAATACTTTGCCTTATTATTTTGCAATACCTAGTTTGCCCCCCTTGTAAATCGCTTGGTATCTGGTCTAACAAAAAATATTTAGTTGTCCCATGTCTACCTAACCACTGTTCTTCCCATTCAAATACATAAGCAACAGACCTTTGTTCCTCACCATTATTTTTATCTTTTAAAGGCTTACCATACCTATCTACTGATAAGACGCTAAGTATTCTAACTGGTACTGTTTCTATATTTGGAAATTCTTCTTGCATTATTTTTTCTCCTTTAATATGTTTATTACTTGTTCTTTTGTAAAATAAATACCTGTTAATTGAGTGCCTTCAATCTGTTTATCCCTTACCTTTCTCCTTAAAGATTCAGGGTGTAACTTCACGTAATTAGCAACGTCAACTAAAGTAAATAATCCTGAGTCACACTTATCACAAGTGTATGATTGTTCCATTTTGATTCTCCTATACTAAGTTACTAGAAACTAGTTACTATCCTATTCTATATATAATTATATAAAGATTAGTATAGTTATTGTTTCTAGTAACTATTATACTGTTATATTTGTTTGATGTCAACGACTGAATATCTACCCCAACCTTGTGACCTTTCTGCACCCATACCATGTGTCGCTCCATATTCAAACATGGTTTTAATGTGGTCTATGTCAATCAATCCATCATTTAAAAGTCTGATGTGAAAGGTTATTGTAGGTGAGTTAACGTAGTCTACATATTTAATAGTAGAACGTGGTCCTTGTCTGGTCATAACCTGTATGAATCTTTGTTGAGCTTCATCAGGCTCGGTAACTCTAACGTCATCTTTGTATACTGGAATCATAGATTCTTCGATATACATTCTATTGACAACTTTAGACCTGAACACTTTGATATCTGGAAAGAAATCTTTGACTGCTAATGCACAATCTTTTAAGTGACCTCTGATACAACGACCTTCGTATAAAAGCCCTTCATCATCACGCTTAAAGGTAAGCCACCCAAATTCAGTTTCCTCTTCTGTATCGACCTGTGAGGACACTTCCTCAATCAAATCTTCTATAGGTTGACCACCATCAGGTTTATTCTTGGGCATCCTATTTTCTAGCATACCTTTGATTTCTTTTTCTGTCTTTGGAATACTAGCACCAAACTCTCCTTCCATTTGTAAAGTTATTTGATACCTATTCCATATCTGTACAGCTTCTTTTGTTTTAGACATAAATTTCTCCTATCTAAATTAATTAATTCCCTCAAATTATTCTTTCATTAGCACTCCTTTACTCGACTACACGACAACTCACACCATTCCTCGACTACAGCACAAGACACAGCACCACAATTCTCGGCTACACCACAAGTCAGACCACCACATACCTCGACTACACGACAACTCACGGCACTCCTCGACTACACCACAGGTCACACCACCACAAACCTCGGCTACACTTCATTTCACGTCAAACCATCTCTCGGCTACACTTCATAACAGCCCACGCCTCGGCTACACCACAATGCAATCCAATCCTCGGCTACATTTCAATCCACCACAAATCACTCCACCTCTCGACTACACCACAAGTCAAACCACCTCATCTCTCGGCTACACTTCATTCCATTACAATCCATGTCACACCTCGACTACAGTACATCCCATCCCATGTCTCGGCTACATCACAATTCAAAACATCTCACGCCACCTCAGCTCTCGGCTACACATCAAGTCACGTCAAATCATTCCTCGGCTACTATGAATGTCATTTGTTGTGCTACTTCCTTATCGTTTTTATATTTTTTACTTTCTCCTTTTGGGTATGGTTGTACCTCATAATTCAAATCCTTATTTAATTGTTTCACTTCTTTCTTACTGCCTAAGAAATATATATACCTGTGTTTCTGTGGTCTTTCCACGTGTTCAAACCTATCAGGGTTTGATTGTCTTTCTTCTAGGTTATACATCTCTACAACAGATTTACTATGTGTGTTCTTTCCTATCTCTCTCCATTCATTACGTTGTGCCGATAGACCTGTGTATATAAAGTTAGTAGCTTGGTATATGATTCCATAATGACCCATGCTAGTATCTGCGTAACTAACTATAATGCTTGGCTTAGGCATAAACTTAAAAGTCTCAGCAATAAAATGACTTCCTAAGTCTTTGTCATGTTCATCTAGCATAGCTAATCTATTTAACTCATAAACATTATCTTTCCATTGTTCTCCACACACTCCCATACAAAGGCTTGGGCTTGGTGGTATACCATAGGTAATAACTCCTTGCATTACTCCATCTACAAAACATCCAAAGCTGTGAGTAATTTGTGGAACTCTTTTTGCGTAATGTTTATTTAATAACCAAGGAATTACAGACTCTCTTGGTACGGCTACAACAGTTGTATTATCTTTAAGTCCCATTTATTCACCATGTAAACTCTTGTGTTTCCCATCTATAATCATGTCCTCTTGGCTACAGTACAAATAGTCTCCAAACTCTTTACCTAGATTGTAATAATAATTATCTGATTCACTAGAGGGGCTTTCTAAAAAGTAATCTATAACACCTTGTTTAAAATCTTGAAGATTTTTATGAAATGCTTTTTCATGTTCTATATATTCTTTATTCATTTAGTTCTCCTATATTATCCATGGTTTAATTATCAATCCCATCTATACGCATGTCACTTTGAGTACAGTACAAAAAATCTGCAAAATTTACACCACCTTCGTAATGCTCATCAACTGTACAACGTTCTTCAGAGTACTCTAATCTTTTATCTCCTTTAAAATAATCTGTAACACCTTGTTGAAAAGATACGATAGCTTCATTTATTTCTTCTTTACATTGGTCAAATTCATCTCCTAAATCTACACCTTTCCAATAATCTCTATCTCCATCACTCATTTAATTCTCCTATCCTGTGAATAATATTGTATTTATATTAGCTAACATATGAGTCGGACATCTAACTTTTCTATCTGTATCTACGAATACATTATTAACGTCTCGTGCCTCTCCACACTCTACACAAGGGTAGTAATCAGGCAGTAACTCAGACTCACTTAGCCTGTCCCATTGATTAAAGTTATCTGCCACGTTATCTCCTTTCTTTTTTTGCTTCTTCTACACCTTCACTAGCACGTTCTATATAAGCGTTTAGAAAAGCTACCATAGTTTTGTCTGTTACTGGTACGTTGCCATTTTCTAAGTATTTTTTTATAACCCAAACACATGAGTCTTTCATGTCACTTTTTAACGCTAATTCCAAACCTTTATTATTTATTAAGGTTAAAAGATGCTTATAAAGTTTTAGTCTGTCAGTAGTATCATCTATGTAATGGGTTAAATGTACATCATCTGCTAATTTCATTGCTCCATGTTCTGCTAACATTTCTTGGGTATCTTTTGATGTTGTCATATTATTCTGCTCTCCTTTCAAATTCTTCTCGAATTTCTTTTAGTGTTGGTTCTCTCTTAAACTGCTCATACAAGTATTCATAAATATCTTCATATGCTTCGTCATTTACTGAATGGCTCATGCTATCTCCTTTCACATTCACTACATTTCATACCTACTTCTAGCATTTTTAGTATTGTGTGTTCATCTGTAAAACATTCAAGTAACAAAGTAACGTTGCATACTTTGCAAGATGTTAATTTTGTAATTACTTTACTACCTACTTCAATTTTACTCATGCTATCTCCTTATGATTCTTTTGATAAATTTATATATCTTTATAATTGGTAATGACTCATAGTAATCTATTTGTTTTTGTTTCTTTTGCAGTTGATGGTCGTATTCTTTTTTGATTTCTGAATTACGAGCCATCAACTTTTGAACTACATCTAAATCCAAACTATTCTCCTTTGTTCTTTATTGTGTCTTGAATAGATGGGGGTTCATTACCTTGTTCTTTTCTAGTTTGATAGGCTCTCTTTGCACCTACACTTTTAGATTGTTTTATTATGGTTTCAGAACATCTGGTTATTGCTCGTACAACTTGGTCAGGTAGTACAATTCTGTGACCTTCATTGTTTCGGTCAACCCATGCCATGTGTAGTTTGTACTTTCCATCTATCCTTTCCATGACTCCATTGTATGTGGTGTAATCATACATACTGGAATCATCAAACATATCATTGACTGGTCTTCCATCATCAGCCCTACTATTGCCACCTAAATCTTCAACAGAAATATTAAATACTGTTTTGAAATGGTCATCTCCTAACGTTTTTCTTCTACTCATAAGTTTCTCCTATCGCTTATTTGTGTACACATTATAGCATACATTGTTTAATTCTGCAACTACTATATTATATTACTCCTGTAAAAACTTATTTGTTAATTTATTGGATAAAATTCTATTTCCAGTCCAACTAGTTTCTGTAACCTTATTGACTATCTTTTCTGTAAGTATTTTGATGTAATACAGTAGCCAAGATTGTTGGTAGGGTTCAAGTTCATTTAAACATTCCCAGTCTTCAACATAATCTAAATTGTCTGCGTCATATGAAAAGCCATCTGTAAAATCTGTTAATGAAACGGCAGAAATTAATTTAAAATTTTCATCTAAGAAAAATGTTCTTCCCATGCTTTCTGATTCTTCAAAAATAGGATAATAAGTAATTCCTGATTTTTTATTTGTGATAGTTTTTATCATACTATCTCCTTGTATGTTTAATTTCTTTTGTGGTGGCTCTATCAGGTCGATAGAGCCACGTATATAGTTAACTAGGGTCAATGTACTCAACTGCTTCTGTCGCTTTCTTAAATGCTTTATAGAACATTTTAGGGTCATTCTTTAATGATTGTATCCATCCTAATAAATAAGCTACCGAATTTTCTTGAGTATCTTCAATGCCTATACGATTACATAACATGGTTGCTGTGAATTCGGCTCTTAACTCCTCAAATGCGTACTTTGCATTTCCAAATTGGTGACCAGTTTTTTCAGGTAAGTTAAGCCTAGTTGCATGGGCTGTTGAATGTCCCAACTCATGGAATACTGTACTCCAGTATTCATTATTACTTTTGTAATATTCAGGCTTTACCAGTACTACAGTATCTTCAGAGGGTGAGTAAAAATTTCTATCACCTTCAGACATATTAACAGTTGGTCTGTTAGGCATATTGTCAAATATGGCTTGTGCTTTTTCATTAGGTTTTACTTCAGGATTTTTAATAGCTATCGTTTTTAATTCTGATAAATCTACACCTTCAATATCAGCTTCATTAAATACTGAATGATATTTTATAAAGGATGTAGTCTTTACTAATTCTTTAGGTAATTTTTCAGCTTCTTTATCTGTTAATTTTTCACCAGTTTCTACGTGCTTATGGATAAATTTATAGAAAAATACTGGGTATGATTTTGCACCTTTGCGAACTTTACCATTTAAATGATTTGTTACCATTTTCCAAGTTGCAAATCGTGGTGAAGTATGTCCTCTTAAACTTGCTAATAATCCCAACATTGTTACATTAATACCTCTATAGTCATTAGTATTGACTGTTCCATTTTCTAATATACCTTGTATACTTTGTGGTATTAAATGATTACCTTCCCAACCTTTAAACCATTTGGGAAGTGGTGTTCCATATAATTTATGTTGTTCTAATGCGTATTCAAGTAATGGTAACAAATCCTCTCCTAACCTTTCATCATACTTTTTAGGCTCTTTAAATACTTTCTTATATTTTGTTTTTGTACTCATGTACAGCTCCTTTTTTTTGTCTGTTGCTATGACAACAGTCTAATTGTGCTTACCTACAGCTAGATATTAAGTGTCTAGCTGTAACGCTCATAGCTTAAAAGCCTTCTTTTATGTATGCACAACCCCAATTACCGTATCTCCATATAGCTAAAAGTGGACATGGTGTATCTTGTGAACAGTCAGCTTTATGGAATTGAATTCCAAAGACAAAACTATATTCTATTCCACATTCTTTACACATATTAATTATTCTCCTTTTTTATTTTTTTAATATATAATACTTCTTCAACTGCTCGTAATTGGTAATATATTTCCCTATCTGTTCCATTGCATGAAATCTTATGACTACCATTATTAGATACAATTTTTGTACCGTAGGCGTTTCTTTCAATATCCCAATTCAAATCATATTCTTCATTTAAAAATTCAACTTTAGAGTCTACTTGTTTTTTTGTTATCCTTTCCATGTTTTTATCCTTTGAGCCTTTTGAAATCTTGCTCAGGATTATTTATTTATTTGTCTAGTGTTTCTATTAACATATCTATCCAAAATTTAGGTATTTCATGTTTACCACAATCTAAAAGATATTTAATATTGCTATTTTTCTTTTCTGTTACTTCTAAAAAGTGTTTGATAATTTCTGATGTTGTCATCTCTTCGCCTTTGTAAAACATCCTATGACCGTTTGTTGTAGTCAATACAATTGGCTTCTCGTTTTGTATGGTGTTTGTGTTCTCCATGTTTTTATCCTTTGAACAGTTTTGAATCTTGTTCAGGATTAATTAATTAATTTATATATTAAAAATGAGCTTCATTTTTATCATTTCGGTTTGAATTTCTGAGTTACTCATTCCCATGTCGTACTTCAGGTAATCACCTATTAAAACCCTTGTTTCTTCCTGACACATATAACAATCACAATTTTTTAATAATGGTTTCCTGTCAATATCCTGATTCATATATGCTTCATACTGTTTTTGGTTATGGTCTTCATTCATATTAATTATTTTCCTTTTGTATTTTTTGTTCTAAATATTTAATAATTATTTTTAATTCTGTGGTTTCTTTATAAACTTCATCAAACATAGAGCTCAAACTATTAAAGGATTCTGTGTCATCTTCAATCCTTTTATCTCGTACTTTAATCATATGTTCTAATGATTTTATTTTTGATTCTATTTTTAA